CTTACGTATCCTGCAATTATTGCAAAGCCAGCAGCAAATGCTGAGCCAAGTGATAACGATCAGATAGTAAGAAGTAGTATATTTTTAGTTGATGGAAACCCATGTCGAATTCTAAACGAACAAAGAGCTAATGTAGCTACTAATAAATTACAAGTTGTAGAATCAGGAACAGGTACAATTATTGTAGATAATATTGGATCATTTAGTACTACAAGCGGATTGTTAACTATTACTGCATTCAGACCAACAGGTTTACTTGGTGGTTCTACTAGTATTAAAATATCAGTAATACCTGCAAATCAAAGTGCAATTGCTCCTGAAAGACAAAATATAATTAAGTACGATGAAGAAATAAGTACTATTAGTGTAGTAACAACAGAAGCTGAAAACTAAGATGTCAGATAAAACCCTTTCAGATATAGGAAGACGCGAACTAGATTTCACAGGGAATCTAATTGCTGAGGCATTGCCTGAATGGTTTAGAGAAGATAATCCTAAGCTTATTACCTTTATTGAAAAGTATTACGAAGACCTTGATGCAATTGGAAACTTTGGTAATAAATTAAAAACATTACCAACCGTTCGAGATATACCCCAGACTGCAAAAGCAAATCTTACATTTATTGAAGATGAACTATTACTAGGTCAAAACTATATTGAAGGCGCATTAGATCAACGTACTGGTGCAGAACTTTCAAATAACTTTTATCGTTCAAAAGGTACCAAGTTTGGTATCGAACGATTCTTTAAATTATTTTTTGGAGTAACACCAGAAATAATATATGGTAAAGACCTTGTACTCAAAGTAGGTAGTAAGATTGGTCCAGAAACAGGACTAAAAATTACTGATCCAACAATATTCCAGTTTTGGGGAATACTTATTAAAACCGGTATTGCTTCAAATGAATGGTTAGATTTATATAAACTTTTTGCTCATCCAGCTGGAATGTTTATAGGTTCAGAAGTGCAAATAGCAACAGTCAATGCTGATATTAGTTTTGATCTAATGCCAATCAGTGTACCTGAAGCTCTACCAGATGCACAGTTTGTATCACTTGCGAGTGCTGCACCATTTGCTCGTCAAGATCTATCTGGTATTATTGGTAAAACTAAGAAACCATACGATTCAGACGGTTCTACATACGAAGGTTCATATCGTATCGACTTCAACAATGTATTTGCTAGTGACTTTAATGATTCAGCCGGCAACGTTGTTGATCTACGTCTACCGTTTGGAAACATTGTGGATTATGGTTTGGTTACAGGCGATGTTACAGCAACAAGAGACTTCAGCTCAGTGGCTGATAATGCATCAATTGATTCAGATTATGGCGCGTTCTCAATCAATCAATTTGGTACACTTGGTTATCTTGACAATACATTTGCTAATCTTGTTGATGCTGCTAGAATTGATAGCCAGACATTCGATGCAGATTCAGATGCGGTTGTCGGTGGTAATATCAGATTCTCTAATACACAAACAAGGTTTGATGCAGACGAATTCAGTTATTATACAGATTCCGCATAATAAGGCGTATAAATAGTTACAACTCATAGGTTAGAATAATGGCAAGACAAACAGTAAATACAGGTACAGCAGCTAACGATAATACGGGCGATACAATGCGTAATGCCGGTACTAAGATTAATGCTAACTTTACAGAAATTTATACTATATTAGGCGGCGACAGTGTTTCTGCTACAACTAATATGCAGTTTGGCAATAATGCAATTATTGCAGAAGGTGCAAGCGCTAATGATTTTGAAACTACATTAACATTTACAGATCCAAGTGCTGATAGAACTATTACATTTCCTGATGCAACAGGAACAGTTCAGCTTACAGGTGGCGTACAATCTTTAACATCGGCTGTACTTACTACACCTCAGATACAAGATACATCTTCTAATCATCAATACATATTTGCTCCTTCAGAATTAGCAGCAGATAGAACTGTTACACTTCCGTTGTTAACAGGCAATGATGAATTTACATTTAATGCACATACTCAAACACTTACAAATAAAACACTTACTGCTCCTACTCTTACTACACCAAAAATTGCTGATGCAGGTTTTATAGCAGATGCAGCAGGTAACGAACAACTTGTATTTCAACAAACATCTTCTGCTGTTAACCATGTAGAGTTAACTAATGCTGCTACTAATAGTGCTCCAAGCTTAAACGCAGTTGGCGGAGATACAAATGTATCAATGACAATTGCTGCTAAGGGTACGGGTTCACTTATTTTAGATAGCAAATTAAGTTATCAGACTGAAACATTAACAGGTACAACAGTTGCAGCAAGTGCAGTTATTCCAGTAACAATTCATAATGCAAGTTCTGCAGTTGCGGCATCATTAATTAATGGTACAGTTGCAGGTCAGATTAAAAAGTTTATTAATATTAATTCAGGCGCTGTTACAATTACTCCTGCTACATACGGTGGCTCCCTTACTACAATTATTTTAGCTCAACATGAAACTGCTTCATTGATATGGTCAGGTTCAAGTTGGTATTCTATTGGTGGAGATGCTCTTAAATTTTTAAGTTTAACAGCCGGAACAACTGCTGCATCAAAAGTAGTCACGACTGACGCAAACGGCGACTTCCTTATGCCAGACGCTGATAAGGCAAGACTAGGTACTGGCGGAGATATGACATTGTTCCATGACGGTACAAACTCATTCTTAACAAATGCAACAGGCGCTATGAAAATAGCTACTGAAACTTCTGGCATTGTAGTTACAATCGGCCACACAACATCTGAAACAACTGTTGCAGATAATTTAAGTGTTACTGGTAATGCGACTGTCGGTGGTGTGCTTACTGGTTTAACAGTTGAAGCAACCGGAGATACAGCTGCTGGCGATAATGCAGCAATCGGATATACTGCAGCTGAGGGACTAATACTTACAGGACAAGGTTCAACAAATGATGTCACTATTAAGAACGATGCTGATGCAGATGTAATAGAAATACCAACTGGTACTACTAATGTTAATGTTGCAGGTAACTTAACAGTAGCAGGAAATATAAAAGCTACTGACGGCGTAGTCTCTGGTAAAAGAGAAATAATTTCAACATTCAATACTAGTTCGGCTGTTACTGGCTCTCTTACAAGAGCACAGTCTGGTGGAATATTATTGATTGATGGTACTGAAAACAATGTAATCAACTTACCTGCTGCAAATACTGCAAACGTAGGAACGTTTTATGACTACATAGTTTTGACTATAGGTGCTAGTGATAAAACTACAATCTTTAATATCGCTGGATCAGGCGGCAACTTCTTTGGTACATTAAGTCTATCAGGTGGTACTGCTGCTAACGCAGTTATAGATAACGGTGGTGATGCTCTTACATTGGTTAACAGTACGGTTGTTGGATCAAGAGGAAGAATAACATGCCTAGTAGATAATGGTACAAACGGAACGTGGCAAGTAGAATCAGTTGGTTCTCCTATCGCTACTATTGCATAATAGAATAATAGGAAAATAAAATGGTAGCAACAATTACAGCTGAAATGAAAAAAAGATTCATCGATGATTTTAAACTCGATGCAGATTCTTCTGCAATACGTTATTATATCGGTATATCAAGAAGCGAAGATTGGAATGATTCTGATACTGCCCCTAGTCCTGTTAATACAGAAAGAGAGCAGCGTGATTTTAGACATGGACTACAAAGTGTCAAAGAAGTTACTAACTTTTCTTTTGTAATACCACGTGTCAATTGGACTTCTGGTACAACATTTGCTGCTTATAGTGATACAGTCGTAGCTCATCCAACTGTTGCGTATTATGCAATGATAGAATCAAATCAGGTCTATGTGTGTCTTCGACAAGGCACAAATGCTGCTGGTGTAGCTCAGCCATCTACAGTTGCTCCAGGTGGTACAACAAATATTTCATTTACAACTGCTGACGGTTATGCTTGGAAATTCTTATATTCAATCGGTACACTCGATGCAGCTGCTTTTAAGTCTGCTAACTTTATTCCTGTAAAATTACAAGGTGCAACAACTGGTTCCTCTCCTGCAACTGATGTAGAACAACTTGCTGTTCAAGCTGCTGCAATTGCTGGAAGACAAATCGTTGGATTCAGTATAGACGCAGCTGGAACAGGATATACTTCTAATCCTACTGTTACTATTACTGGAAATGGAACAGGTGCAGCTGCAAGTGCAATACAAAGTGGTGGTTCTATTGTAAAAATCACAATAGATGATAGTGCAAGTACTCTTAAAA